AGCGTTGGTGAGGAACGGCAGCGATTGCTGCGCGATCTGAGCAAGAAAAACACCGTTGAGTGCCATATGATTGAGTCAGTAGAGGTTAGGAGTTGAGCTTCATTCTGTCTTTGTTCGCCGCGTAGAACGCATTGCGCTCGACGAAGCCCAAAGTCTGGTAGTGCGCCCACAATTCGTCTTTCGACTTAGGCGCGGTCGCCGCTTCCGGCTGAATTGCCACGGGCTGCACGCCTAGACTGGCGACGATTGCGTTTGCCTTCGCAGATGCGTCAGCCTCGGCAGCCTTTACGGCGTCGAGAGCGGCGGCGAGGTCGCGGTTGTTTGCGTTGGCAAGCTCAAGGGCGGCGGACAATTCCGCGCTGCGGGCCTTGAGTGCGTCAAATTGAGCCACCAGCGCCGAGTGCTCGGCGGTAAGTGCGTTAAGCGCCGAGAGGTCAGCCTGTGCGGCGGACAACGCTGCCAGCGCGTCGGTAAGGGTTGCCGGAGTAGACTCCATATACCCCTGAGCGTTCGGACAAGAAAAACCCCGCCGGGAGAGACAGCCCGGCGGGGTGGAAACAACAAACCAAATGAACAACTACGCGCCCACCATACGCAAAAGTTCAGAATATGCAAGCTCTTCTGTCCCCACTGCGTCGATGAGGTTGCCCATCCTCGCTCGCGGCGCGAGATAAGCGGCGCCGGTCATGTATTCGTCAGCAACGCGCCGGTTGCGAAGGACGTTGTCGCGGAACTGCGCGAAGCTGTCGTCCACCAGCTGCTGCAGGCTCGCGCGCTGCGCCGGTGTCAGTGACGGTCCCATGCCTGCGCCTTTGAGCGGTCCCGACGTGATGGGATCCCACCGCAGCCCTTCGGCCTCGTAGGCTGCCGACTGATCCAGCCAGGGGATAATCGTGCCGATGCTGCCCCAAGTTGAGCCCACAGAGCCAATGACCTTGTCGCAGCTGACGGCAATGTTGTACGCAGCAGAGCAAGCGGTGTCGTCGCTGTAGGCCACGATCGGCACGGTGAGCCCTTGAATCATGTCGACGACTTCTGAGCAGCCGGTGCAGTTGCCCCCCGGCGAGTTAATCTCGAGCATGATCCCGCGCACGTTGGCCTCGATGGCGTCCTCGAGATCCTCCGTGATCCACTCGTAGTCATGCGCCCCGCAGCACGCTTCGATCGGCGAGATCCCTTTTGCCAGCGTTCCCTCAATGGAAATGTGCGCGATGCCCTGCCCGTCGATCTCCATCTCCTCGCGCTTCGAGGTCATGCCGTCCAGCATTTCGTACCCTTCGCCGTTCGCGCGGAGCACGCGGCCCTCCACCAGTTTGCGAACCGCTGCGTAGCCGCCGGGCGTGATGAGCCAAGGGCGGTAAAAAACTTGTTCGATAACGCGTTGGAACTTCATTCGGTGGGTGCGGTTGTGGCTGGGTTGCCGTTGGGGGTCAGAAGCCCGAAAACGTCGCGAGTCAGCCCTGAGCGGTCCACGCGTTTTTTGATCTCGAGTTCCTCGCGTTCCACTTCGTCAAGGTGCTCCTCGAGCGTTTTGGATCCGCTGGCAAGGATGTCGGTCATGCTCCGCATCCCAGCGCGGTAGGCGTCGATGGCGTCGCGGTTGGCGTAGCCGCTGTCGGCGGTCAGGCGGGCGGGTTCGGTGAAACGGAACTGGTAGGCGCCCCCGCGGTTCGCGTCCGGTCCCGTGTAGGGCGGCAGGATGCCCAACTCCACGAAGCGAGCCACGGCAAAGGCGCACCGGCGCTTACAAAATGCCGACAGGTAGGCGTGTCGCTCGGATGTCACGCGGTTGACTTGCTCCAAAATGATTCGCGCGGATGCGCCGCCCAGTTTGCTCATGTCCCACCCAAACTCCGGCGGCCATTGAGCCGCGAGCAGTGCGTTGCGGATAAGCCGTTCCTGTAGCCGGTCCTGAGCTTCCGTTGGGATTTTGGCGTCCAGTTGCTGAATGGACTCTCCAGCGTTGGCCGTGAGGTACTCAATGCGCCCGCCTGCCATCGGCGTGAGCCGCAGTTGCGAGCCGCACCCGGGCGGCGTCACGTCGGTCAGCGCGTTGTACGCGTCTGATGCGTCGGCCATGCCCTGCTGGTTGGTAACGAGTAGGCCAATTTTCGCAGCCATGCGGGACGCTGCTTGGATGTCGTCGCCGAGGTCTTTGAAAGAAATGAGATCCCGGATCGCGGGAGCGAACGCGCTGATGCCGCGCACCTGGTCCACTTCGCGCGGATCCATCGTGAGCATTGCCGACTGGACCGGCACGTCGCGGTCTTCGCTGCCATCCTGAGCCTCCCCTAGCACGCGGTAAGCCACTGCCCTGTTGGTTTTGGAAAGGATCACCCCGTTGTAAATCTTGAGCCCCCGATACCGGCCATCAGTCAAGACGCCGTCGTCGCCGCGCGATCCGATTTGGTGCCACGGCACCTGCTGGAGTTGCGGGTAGCCGTTGGCGGTCGTGGTCAGGATCGTGAGCAGGTCGCCCTCCCGGTCGATGGCGACGGACTCGAGCCGCAGCCCTTCCCACCATGATTTGCCGTCGAGGTAGGCAATCTGCATCCAGTCGAGCAGCACCGCCTCGGCCTGCTTGCCCCACTCGCGGTCAGCGCCGGTGAAAATCGGTCGCATCGCCATCCCCACGGTGAGCATGGATTTTTGATCAATGGCGGCGTTCACAACGCCCGTGTTCCAATAGAGTTTCCTAGCCGCCGAATTGACGGTGCGCCACTCGCCGACGGTCAGTTCGCGGCTGATGCTTTGGGTGTGGTTGCGCCAGTAGGGTTCGCCCCACACCCCGCCTTCTACTAGGCGTTGCCTGCGGTAGGCTGCGTAATTGGCTCCGACCTTGGGCGCGCCAGTGAAGAGGGTTTTGAGTCGGTCGAAAAGGCTCATATAAAGTAGGCTTGCGTCCTGCGCACCGGCCCGTTGATGCCTGCCGCCTTGTAGTTAAGTGCCTGCTGCGCCAGCATTAGCACGTCCAGCGGACTGAGCGTCCCGCCCACGTTGAACTGGAATGCGGCCCCGTCGATGGACGAAGATACCAGCGTGGACTTGCCCGCCAGCGTCAAATCAAATTTGGAATTGATGATGGCGCGAAGCTCGGCCACGTCGCGCGTGAGAAACACCTGCAAGAGTAACCGTTGGTCTGGAGCCATCTACACACCGGCACCGGGACAAGAAAAACCCCGGACATGCCACACGGCAGCCGGGGTCGCCTTCCGTAACCGCCAGTCGCACACCGTCGGTTTAGGGTTGAGCCTGCACCCTACTCTGTCGCTGGCGGTTCGTCAACCTCCGGCGCGGTGGACACCATGTCAGGTAACGCGCCCAGGATCTGCGCCGCCAGGACATTCATCGCTTCCGCGTCCCACATATGGTTCGGGCGCCCTGTCGCCGTCCAACGGAGGCGGGTTTTCTTTGTGCGCTTGTCCACCGTTGCCCGTTTGCGCTCGCTGTTGAGGTGCCGCACGTACTCCGGCGGTGCGTCCTGCGGAAACTCCCACACCGGCGATCCCGTGTTTCTCAAATTTGCGAGAATGTCTTTCACGGGATCGGACGCCCAGTAAAAGAACGTCACAAACACCCGCTTTCCCGCAGCGTCCCGCGTCGTCGGCGCCACCACGCGATCCGGGGCGCTGTAATAACGGCGGATAGGTTTTCCGTCGGATCCGCGCACCGTGAAGAAATCCTCCGCGCGCCCGATGAGCGCGGTCCACCCGTATTTTGCGCACGTGTCGTAAACGCGCCCGTGAAAACTGTTGCCAGCATCAAGCAGCGTGCGCTTGTCGGGCACCTTCAGCCGCGTCTGAATCTCACGGAGCTGGTCCACCGTGAGGATTTTGCCCGCCCAAAGGAGCCGACTGTGCCCGTTTTTGAGCCACACGCGCACGATGCCCCAGTAGTGGTCTTGCTGGCAATCGACCGTGAAAACGCGAGCCGCTTCGTCCGGCATCGGTCGCCCGTCTTGCCACTCATTAACCCAGTATTCGCTGGCCTCTAGTTCCAGCGCGGGAAGTTCCTCCTCTTGTTTCCACGGTTCGGTTAACCGTTGCATCCTAAAATCCTTGGTCGGCTGCAACACACCGAGGTGCCGAGCATCGGAAGCCTGGCACCACTGAATGACGAGATCTGCCCAGCGGATCCAGTACACGGACTGTGCCGACACGCGCCGGGAACGGTAGCCGTCCACATGGTCATTTCCTTCGCTGCGCCACTCGCTGCGTTGAGTCAGCCCCCGGCGGGCTGCCGTCGTGTCTGGCGTGACATGCCCGCAGTGTGGGCACTCATGCCGCACCGTTTTGACCAGTGCGCCCCAGTTCCACTCGCCCGACTCGTTTTTCGCCTCGTCATATTTGATGTCCGTCCACGCCGGTTTTATCCATTGCTCACAGTTGGGGCAGGAGTGGCACCACTGAAACTCCTCGCCCGAGCGCCACTCCTCGGTGAGTTGGTGCGGTTCCTCAAAACTCTGGGAGGTCAGGAGAGCATAACCGTTCCAGCGGTCGTGAAGGCGCTTTTTGAACTGGGTGATCAGGTCCGAGTATTGCCAGCACTCATCCAAAAACAGAACCTGCACGGACTTTTCTTGCGCGTTGGAAGTGTTGGCTCCGCCCAGCATCAATGGCATGTGCGGAAAATATATGCCGTCCTTCTTTGTGTGATGCCTATCCTTTGGCATCAATCCCCGCAACGGTTCGCAGGCTGAAATTACAGGCTTCAGCCTAGTCGCCATCCATTCCGCACTGGTTGCGTCGGTTTGCGTTATCGAGAGCATCGGCCCCGGCTGCTGCGCCACTGCCCAGCACACTAGCGCCTCCAGTGCGGTGCTCTTACCTGCGCCGGTGCAAGCCTGGACGAAGGTCTGCCGACAGGTAGGGTCCGCGAAATCCGCAAAGACTGCATTCCACCACGGCGCGGTGTGCCGGTCGAAATGCGTGGAGCGCGACGAGTGCGGGAAGCGGACGTTGGCTTCCATCCAGTCGAGCGGATCGCCGGTGTATGCCAGCCGGATCCCGCGTTGCGCGCCGTCAATGAGCGGATTCATAAAGAAAAAAGCTCCGCTTCAGGCTTCAAACACGCCGGCGAAAACCAAATCCGTTCTCTGTCTTCTGCACCTTGGTATCCCCCTTTTGCGTGCCACTCAACACACTCCCATCCGGGCAAATCGTGCTCGCCAGAATGTCCGCAGAGCGCAATTCGCAGCGCTGGATTTTTCTGATTCTGCAAACACCATTCGCGGACTGTTGCGCTTATTTCTCTGCCGTCGTTTGCGTAAACCGGCTTTGTTTGGGAATAAGGCGGATCCAGCAAAACCCCACAAACTCCGTTTCGGGTCATGGTGCCAACAGAACAAATTCTCTCCCAATCTCCGCAGGTGATGCGCGCGCCCTTTAGTTTTTCAGCCAGCGCAAAAAACCAAGGTAACAAACGGGCACCCTTCCCGCCGTTGCCCAGATGCGGGAGCTGCTTGTTTACACCCGTGCCGCCGTTGCCCAGATGCGGGAGCTGCTTGTTTACACCCGTGCCGCCGTTGCCACAAACAAGCGCCGGCATCCCGTCTTCATCAGTTTTCGCGTTCCAAGGACCAACCCCAGCACACCAGCCGCTTCCAATCCAAACGCACGCGCCCCAAGCCCACCAGCCTGCTGTTCTTGGTTCAAAGTAATCAGGGTCCGCCATCAGCCGCGCGTTAAGTTTCGGCAAGTTATTTACAAGCCACAAGTGACGCGCCGTTAAATCCGTTTCGCAAACCGGCCAATCAGCCGCAGCCGCAACCGCCTCTGGGTCTGCCTGCATTGCCCTCCAAAAATTGGAAATGTTCCCGTCCTTGTCATTCAATGCGGCCCACCCATCAAACGTTGCCGGTCGATTCAGCCAAACGGCGGCGGATCCCAAAAAGGGCTCAACGTAATTTCCAAGCACGCCAAAGCGCGACCAAATCAAATCGGCAGCGCGGCTTTTCCCCCCGAACCACGGAAACGGTGCGGTAATCATAGCGCCGAAAACCCTTCCCGAGCGTTTGCCTTCAGGAGCTCAATCCGCCCCCGGAGCTTCGGTTGGATCTCCGCTTCCGTCAGCCCGGCAAGCTGCCCCGGCAAGTCCCCCACGAGCGCGTCCAGTTCAGAGCACCAAACGGCCACCACGCGAGTCGCGGTTTCGCGCATTTCGTCGGCGAGTACCAGCTCGCCTTTCTCGCGTTTGATGATGAGGTCGAGACGCTCGATCTCTTTCTGGAGCTTGGCAGTGCGCGCTTCTTTGTAGTCAACCGGCGGCGCGGCAGTCTTTGCCGGTTTTGGCTTTGGCTCCTTGTTGGCGACAAGCGGAGGCTCTACTAAACGGTCGGCGGTGTACTCGGCGCGCCACGCTTCTTGCTCCGCAATAGACCAGTCTCGATCAAAGCCTTTGCGCTCCCAAAACTGGACAGCGGAGACGCTTACACCAAAGTGTTTTGCGGTCTGGCTATACGATGCCCGTTTATTCTGATTTGCCACGCCGCGAGTAGTACACTCGGCAATATCTGCCGGTCAATACCCCACTTGCGCTGTCTACTATCGGCACTTTTTGCCGATTGCACAAAAAAGCAGCACGCCC